TATAATGTTTTAATTGATGATAAAAGTTCATTTGATCCAGAAATAGATTGGCAGCCAATCTATGAATATTTTATAAATTCTAATTATAAACCAGACCCAACTTGGAGCACTAAATTTAAGGAAAGTTATCACAAATAATTTATATTATTTTTAATAAAATAAATTGCCAATTGTTACTCTTGATTAATAGATGTGTTGAATGTAGTCAAAATTTAATAAACTAAAGATGATTATAAATATTAAAAGAAACCAAGATTTAAAAGATTTAGGTCAATTAAAATATGATTTAATTTTAAAAAATAAATCAAAATCAATGATTGGTTATGAATGGAAATTAAAAGGTGAAAAATCTGATGAATCATTAGAAGATTTTCATCTATTTTGTCTTTCAATAGTAAAAGATTTACTTGAAAATAATGTTAAAATAAATGAAGATATTGTTGACCATTCATATGATATAGAAGAAAATCAAATAGACACAGAAGCAACTTTAGAAGATTTAGAATGCTTATTTAAAATTATCGTAAAACAAAAATTAAAAAACATATGAACATCAATATAAAAAAACGGAAATTAACCATAAAAGAGGAAAGAAAATTAAAACTTAACTCTTTAAAAAAAAAGAAAGCACCAATAGATGTTAATTTTAATTGGATTATTACTACAGAAAATAAAGAAGAAGAGGAAGATAAACTAAAAAATTTTCAATTATTTTGTATTAGAGTAACACAAAATATTCTTGCAAGCAATTTTACAACAAACGAAAAAGGAATTATAAAATGTGCGCACAATATTAATAAAAACGATATTGAATATACTGTGGCACATCTTCAAAAATTATATTTAACTATTTTAAACGAAAAAGAAAAATAAATGGAAAAAAGAATGTATTTTTTTGTACCTTATCAACTAACTGGTATTCAGCAAGGTATTCAATGTGGTCATGCTGTTGAACAGTATGCTAACAAATATAAAGACGATACAGAGTATATTGACTTTGTAGAAAATTGGAAAACCTGGATTGTTTTAAATGGTGGAACAACTAATAGTAAAAGAGACTTTACTTCTAAATCAACAGGAACATTAAATCAAATTGCTGATCAATTACTTGAAAACGATATCAAAATTGCATATTTTGAAGAACCTGATCTAAACGATTCATTAACTTCAGTCTGCTTTCTTTGTGATGAAAGAGTATTTAACAAAGAATTATATCCTGATTTTACAGATTTTGTGGTAGAAAAATATTTTCCAGAAATTGTTGAAGAAGACTATTCTTCAGAAGATGATTTAATTAATGCAAAAAGTGGTAGAGAATCACTTGTAAACAATTATAAGGCATGGTTAAAATTTCAAAATTTTTCAAAAATATCAGAATATAAAGAATGGATAGAATTATTAGGTGGAGAAAAAAATATATTTTTAAGAAATTTGATAAGAGATAAAAAATTAGCATAAAAAGTTTGGTAGTGTATAAACTAATAATTATCTTTGTGTTATTGAAACGATAGAAACACTTAAAATCACAAAGAGTATGGAATATCAATTAGAAAATGGAATAGTAGTAAAAGGCTCTGGTGCAACAGCATTTATGGAATCTTCAAAAAGTTTACATCAAGAACAAGAAATTTCAAGAAATCTATTTAATGAATTTATTAACCCATTAGGTTTTACTGCTTGGCATATACATGATGGTTGGGTTAAATATAAACATTGGAACGGTAAAGTTTTACATAATAACATATTAGATTTATATTGGCTTTCAAATCATTCTGGATATTCTCACACAATAAATCGTCCTAAAGTTGGTGAAAAAATGGTAATTATTAATGATAGTCCAGATATTTATTGGTCTACAAAACAAGAACCATTTTATATGTATTGTTATGATGTTATAGATGAACCTGAGGTTAAATATGATTTTGAATTTCCTAAACTTATTATACAATTAATAGAAATTAAATTAGTTATTTATAATAAAAAAATTGGAAAATATCAATTTTACGAAAAAAAATCATTTTGGAATAAATTATTCAGTTAATATTTGGATATTTTAAATAAATTTCGTATCTTTGTACTGTTGAAATAATAGAAACACACTTAAAATCACAAAAATGGAAGCAAAAATGACAATTGAGGATGAACAATTTAATGAAATGTTTTTAACTGGATTTGGTGCTGAACATTTGAATATTCAACCTAACGCCGAATTTTAAATAAAAAAACATCAAAAAAGTTTTTTTATTGAAAAAATATCATTATTATTGTAATTGTAGAAATAAATAACATTTAAAATATAAAATTATGGCATTAGGTAAAAAAGTGGTAGCAGTAAAAGCACCAGCCGCAAAAAAAGATTTAAAACCTGTTGCAGTTGTTAAAGGCGAAGATTTTGCTGATAAATTGAAAAAATTCAATACATTAAAGGAAGAAATCAAAGACAAAACAGCTGAGCAGAAATCAATTGAAGGCGACATCAAAGGCATTTGCCTTGATGAATACAAGAAATTATATCTTGGTATGAAAAGAAATCCTGAATCAATTAAGGTTGAAAGTGAAAAAGGTGACAAAATCATGTTCATGGTTGTAAAAAAATACACCGGAAGTGTTGATGAAGAAAGAGCAACAGAACTACGTGAAAAATATGGGGAGTCATTTGTTGATGAAAAATCAGAAATGATTATGAATAACGATCTGTTAAACAAATATTCAGATAAACTCGAAGAATTGATCATGAGTGCTGATTTTATGACTGAAGAAGAAAAAGAAGCACTCTTTGTTCAAAAAGTAACATACAGTATCAAAACTGATGCTATCAATGAGGCGTTCACTTGTGGAAATGGAGATGTTGAAGGACTTATCTCTGATATTGCTCCAGTTCTAATGTTGAAAGAAACTCGTTAATTCAAGCACAATACAAATAAAAAATTCTGATAATCACGAATTGTGAATGTCAGACTTTTTGGCTATTGGTAAATTTACAAATTTTAATGAAAAATGATTGAAATTAAACATCTTGCAATAGAAGTCACAAGAAAATGTAATATTCAATGTAGTCATTGTTTAAGAGGTGAGAGTCAAAGCAAAGATATTTCATTTGAGTATATTGATTCATTATTAAATCAAGTTAGTTCTATTGGTCATTTTTGTCCAACAGGTGGTGAGCCATCATTAAATGTTCCAGCAATAAAATATTTTTTAGATGGTTGTAAAAAAAGAAATATTCAAATCAATACTTTTTATATTGCAACAAATGGTGTGAATTTAACAGAAAATTTTATTAATATTTGTACAGAATTATATAATTATTGTATTATAAAAAAAAGCAGTGGTGTTCAAATCTCAAATGATCATTATCATATCAAGCAAAAAATGTATAATGATACACTTTTAGCAAAATTACCATTTTATAGTAAAAGAAATAAAGATAATGAAAATTTTGAAAATGGCAAAAAACTTCATAAAGAAGGACGTGCATTAGAAAATTATAAAAATGCAGAAATTATAAGTTATGCAACTACATTAACCACAGAAACATTTGATACAAATCCAATTTATTTAAATGTTAATGGAAATATCATTAATGGATGTGATTGGTCATACGATAATCAAAATAATCATTTTATATGTGAAGTAAATTATATTGAAAAATATAAAAATATGTTAGATGTCAGATAGAAAGTTTTATTTAAAATTAAACCTAAATATTTGGCAATCTCAAATAAGTTCCGTACATTTGTATTGTAATCAAAAAACAAGAAAACATGAAAAACGAAAAAAATTTATCTCCAGAACTTGAAAAGTTCGATTGGATCAAAGAATTTGTATTCTCAGATATTTTGGAAAAATACGTAGCATTAGCTGGCGTAGAAGAACAACTATTTTTAGTTGACTGTGACGGTAAAATTGTTGAATATGTTGAAAACGATTAAAAATATATAAAAATGAAAAATTGTAATAGTCCGCCGAAATGGTAAATAAATAACATAATAGATAATTAATAGATAGATATATAAATTATTAACATATAGATAAAAAAAAATGGAAAAATGTAATGGTCCGCCCAGGTAAAAAATTAATTAATATAATATATACTGGAAAGCCAAAAAAGCAAAAAATAGATTAAATAGATAATGAAGTAAATAGATGGAATAAAAGACTAACATGCACCTCCTAAATTTTGCAAACCAATCCAAGATTCAAAAGTCTATCTTGGCTGTTAGAATAGATAGGTAAAGAAAAAGCCACCGAAAGGTGGCTTTTTTGATTTAATTTTTTTGAATAGTATCATCCTCTTTATCTTTGTCCTCTTTTTCTTCATCTTTTTCTTCATCAGAATCAGCAGATTTTACTTCTTCTTTTCCTTTTTTAAGTTCTTCTTTATATTCTGGATCTAATTCTTTCAATAATGTTTGAAGTTCACCAATATGTCTTTTTTCTTCTTTTGCAATATCCAATAAAGTTTTCTTCACTTTTTCATTTTTTGCTGTTTCTGACAATTGTTCATATAAACTAACTGCATCTAATTCACCTATTATAGCTAATCTTAATATTTCTTTATCGCCATTATCTTTATCGACATATTTTAAATCAACTGGGGTAGTTGCCAAAAGTTCATTTATTCTCATAAATTCTTCAAAATTTTTCATCAAATTTCATTATTTTTAATGGTATATATAAAAATTATATATTATATTTTTCTGTATCTAAAATATATTGAAAAGTTTTTTTAACCTTAGTACTAAAATATTCACCATACTCTTCGTATATTTCTTTATATTTTTTCAAAGGTCTTAATCTAATTCTCATCAATTCAATAACTCTTTTATCAAAATATTTTATATATTTTTTAAAGTACTTATCAATTAAATTAGATAAAGTGTTACGATTTCTTGGTGAAGAGGTTGATATATTGTTTTCATCACAAAATATGTCAGATTCATAATAAATATTATTGGAATCTGGACCATAATGACTTATACATATCAAATCATCAAAAATATCATTATAATTAAATATATTTTCTTCAAAATAATCAAATTTTAATGTATTTATTTTGTCTGGTAAATTTTGTTTTTCAATATAATCACCAATAAACAAATCTAATTTATTAGTATCTTCGTCATTAAGATATTGATATTTAGCTTCAAATGTTTTTATATATTTCATTTTTATATGTTATATTTTGTACTAAATAAGATTCCAGATTGAATAGAATCACTATCTAATATTTCTTTTAATCTATTCAAAGCATCTTGTTCTGAATTTGTTTTATATATTATTTTTAATGTATTATTATAATTATTATAATTCCAGATATTGCCATTTGAGAATGAAAACAGTCTACGATTAAACCTATCTATTTTTTCATAATAGTAATATTTATCATATTCCAAATAATTTTCTGACATTTTTGTTATTCTCAACATAAATAAATGCGACATTATATCATTATCATCATCTGCGCTAAAAAAATATGTAATTATATATTCCGGCTCATTAATATTCTCAAATGTTTTTATATGCTTCATATATTATATTTATTTGTTAATAATATTTGTTTTAGTTCTTCTGTAGTTTTAGCAAATGCTAAAATATTTTTTTCATAAACTGAAACATAATATTTTTTAATTCCAAAATCATACATAAATCCTTCTTTATTTTTTGGAGGATAATCGTAACTAACATTTAATATTCTTTCACTTTCTACATTATTCACGCTGCGGGTCCTAAATATTTGCCCTATATTATTATCAATAAAATTTTTAAACATAACTTTATTTATCTGATCATATCCTCTAAGTTTTTCTGGTATTAATATTACATAATCACCATTTATTGGTATACTTATATTCTCAAATGTTTTCTCAAATGTTTTTATATGTTTCATAAATTATATTTATTTGCATCTACTTCATAGTCTTCAATAAAAACTCTACCCATATTTTCATAATCAGGATTATTTATATATGGAATACCATTATGATCTCTAGCAGTAATGCCGCTATATGACCAGGTTATACCTTTAAATAATAATATTTCTTGTCCTTTCTCAGTTGCCAACAAATCAAGCCAATGATAAATATTATCAGGTGACATTCCAATTTTTTTTAATGCAAAATCAAGATGCGGTTGATCTATTGGTATTATCCAAAATTTTTCCTTCTCTATTGATTCAAATTTTTTAATATATTTCATAAATTAAATTTTGTTGTATAATTTAATAAATCAAGTTGTTCTATACATTTTTGTTTATTAGAATTGCTATAAATAATTTCATCTTTGTTAAACCACCAACTATCCGCATCCAAATATTTCCATACACCAGAATCATATGTATTTTCATACATCACCCTATAACTATCATAACGTTTAGAATAACCCACTAATCTACCAACATTATTACGCATAAATTCTATAAGAACAGCGGCCGATATGACACCTTTTTTTGTAATAGCAATAACATAATCATATATTTTAAATTCAGAATTTAAATCTAATAAATCTTGTTGTCCAACATCTTCGTATGTTTTTATATATTTCATATTATAAATTAAATTTTATTGTATTTAACATCCAGTCACAAGCATCCTTTACATTTGGATTTAATTTATCCTTAAATTCTTTCAATATTTTGGTATAGTTTGCTGGATCTTTTTCTATTTCTTCAACAAGTTTCATGTCCATCCTATTTTTCCAATCAGTTTTAACTAAATATTCAGTATAAATTTTATTTATAATAGTATGCTCAATATCACGCAATGTAGGAGTAGAATAAGTTAATTTATTTTCTTTACAATACTTATCAACAGCATTATATACATTTACTCTTTGAAAATTTTTCAATGTAATAAAATCTTTAAAAAATTGTTTATAATTAAAATTTGCAGCATAAAAATCTTCATACTCCAAATCTTCAATTTTTTTTATTAAATTTTGCGATTCAATATATTGTCTCATAACAGATTCAATAGCATCAGTATCTTCTTTACTAACATATTCTTGCTTAGGCTGTCTGCCATATTTAGAAATTCGTTCAAACGTTAATATGTATTTCATAAGTTATATTTATCTTTATTTTTTAATAAACAACTTTACCAAGATGTGTGGCTCTAATTTTTTCTACTGATTCTTTTGTATGATGTTTTCCATAAAATGGATTTTTATCACCAGTATTTATTTCTCTTAACTTTTTCATTGTTTGTTCAGAAAAAAAATCTTTTCCACCATCACCACCTTTGGTTAAATTTGTTAATTTAAATCCCCATGTTTTTAATTGTGATATCCAATACTGTTCCCAAAATTGCCAATCTTCTTCAACTTCATCTATTATTTCTATAATAGGAAAATTACTCAATGATTTCATCCAAGAATATAAATAGGTTTTTCTTTTTATCATATTCTCTATATGTTTTCTATATCTTTCCTTTATATCAATTGTTTTTCCAACATATTTAATTTCATTTGTAACAGGATCAGATAATGTATAAATATAATTCATAATTATTATTTTTATTGGTATATATAAATTTTTAATTATTAAAATCTACTATAATTTGATTTTTTATTCGATTATTTTTTCTATCTTTGTATCAACAACAATAAAATTTAAGATTATGGTTTCATATAACAATTTCAAATACATTTTTCCACCCCGTCCTGAATATATGGTCTCTTCAAAAGAACTATATAAGTATGAATCAGAGTATTGCGTCCAGCCTAAAATGAATGGTGCATGTACAATGATTTATATTAAAAATGATGAAATAAAAATATTTGGTAGACATCAAAATGAAAATTTATCAAATTTCAAATTAAAAAATGAAGATTTAAAAATTCTAAGCAATAATAATGAATGGAACATTATTGTGGGAGAATATATGAATAAAAACCAAAATGGTATTGACGGCAAGCCATGGAATCATTTTTTTGTAGTTTTTGATATATTGGTTTATAATGGTGAATACCTCCTTGGATCAACATTTGAGGAAAGAGTATCACTTCTCGACAATTTATATGGCACTGACGATGAAAATGAATACCTTTATAAAATTACTGATAAAATTTTTAGAGTTAAAACTTTTTATGATAATTTTACAGATAGATGGAATGAAATTGTTAAAATCGGAATGCTTGAAGGATTTGTATTAAAGAAAAAAGAAGCAAAATTGGAAAGAGGTTTATCAGAAAAGAACAACTGCTTATGGCAATTAAAATCAAGAAAAAGTTCGGCTAATTACAGGTTTTAATTACCAATTTCTGTGTTGTTTTATATCATTCAACCAATTATGTCTTCCACATAAACTATATGTAACTCTACTATTTTTACAAAAATCTTTATATTTTTCATATTTTTCAGATTCCAATAAACACCTTTCCTTTGTCCAATAATTAAATGGCTTTGATTTATTTAATTCAAATCCACATTCTGTATATATAATATCCAGCCATTTATTTCTATTAGCTGCTCTATATCCAGTACTTTCTCTGTAATCAGATTTAGTTTTATATTTTTTAGCGTCTAATATACATTTTTCTAATGTCCATTTCCTTATTCCTCCACCAATTGCACCAGTTTTAGCAGTATTTAAAACTTGCCACCCTTCAGTTAAATATTTATTAACAAAAAATTCTTCTTTTACTTTTGCTTCTTCTACATCAATATATTCTGTCAGTTGTATAAAAGTTGTAATTTTATTATTTTGAGAATAAATAAATACTGGTCCTCTTTTTGAATGTTGCTCATTCCTTTCATTCAAATTAAAAGTTAATCCTACATATACGGTTTTTGTATCTAAAAATTCGTAAGAATATATACATTTTTTATATTTATTTCCAACAGTCAACATATGAGAACAAATATCATCTAACCAACCTTGTTTCCAAGCCTTAGAATAACTTGGTGATCTATTTTTAGTATATTCTCCTCTGGTTTTATATTTTAATGCCTCCTCTTGACATTTTTCTTTTGTCCAATATTCTTTTTCATTTTTAATTTTTATCATATGTGAACAAATATCATCCATCCATTTTGATCTTAAAGATTTAGAATAATATGATGGAGAATAATCATGAAACTCACCTCTAGTATTATATTTTAATGCTTCTTTTTGGCATTTTTCTTTTGTAACATATTCTTCCTTTTTCTTTTTAATCATATGCGAGCAAATATCATTTAGTATTTTCATTCTAACAGATGCAATATATGCACCTTTTGCTTTTTTACCAAATTCACTTCTAGTTTTATATTTTAATGCTTCTTCTTGGCATTTTTCTTTTGTCCAAAACTTTCTACATTTTCTCATTTTTATTCAATAATTTTTCCAACTCTTTTACCGAATTTAAACTTAATTTGTCTAATTCATTGTCTAATTCCATAAATCTTCTAACCCTTTTAGACATTGTATAACCTTCATTTTTACACATATTAAAATATTCATCTGAAAAACTCTTATCTAATCTTATTATTATTTTATTTTCTTTCATCGTATGATTTTGTTTATACTATATATTAAATAAAAAAAGTCATTTTTTTCTAAAAATGACTTTTGCTATTTTTTTATTCTTTTAAAAATGCTCCATAATTTATAATTTAATTATTTAATTAATACTTCCAAAAAAACATCACTATTGTTTTCATCAGCCTTTGTAACTCTTTCTAAATAATCTTCTTCTGTCCAAATTTTAAAATCATATTCTGGTTTAAATTCTAATTCTATCAATTTAAGTCTTCTTTCATTTTTTAAATTTAAATTTTTATTAATATATATATTAAGTGGATCTGATAAATTTTCCCATCCTCTACTTGTTAATTTATATTCTCTATTCATAGTTCTATTTTTTTCATATAATTTAGACCATTCCTGAATCTTAAAAGTTTTTGTTAAGCAATGAACAATAGCACTTTTACATCCTTCTCTTAATTTAATATTTCCATCCAAATTCTCTAAAAAAACACCACAGCAAGAAAGATCAACATTTTTAATTAGATTATAATATGCTAATTTATATCCTGATGTGTGACCTGGATCATTTTTTTTTATTGTAGGATATCCATTATATCTTGGCCTTATAATTTGAATTATTTTTTTATCATCATTCATAAATGTCCAAGGCTCTTCAATTATTGATATTCCTTTATACATATTAAGTGTATCTACATCATATAAATCAAGAGGTTGATAATTTTTTTCATTTACTATAAATTCTCTTAATTTTTGGGCAGAAGTTGACATACAAAGTATATCAATATCATGTATATCCATTCCTGCAATACTATCACGAACTGAGCCACCATAAATTGTTATATAATCTGATTTGTTGAAAATTTCCTTAACATCAAATCCAATATAATTTGATATTCCTTTTTCTACTTTATCTTGTAAATCTTTTAATGTAAACATATTTTATTTAATTTTTCTAATTTAGTGCGTCTCAAGTGCTTTACTAATTCAGGACACATATTTATATCTTCTATTTTTAAAAATTTGGCACATTCTAAATTTGGCACACAACTTTTTGTTCTGTATTCTGGCCATTTTTTTAATTTACATGTATCATATTTATCTCTATCACTATATTCATAATCGGTGTTAGGGCATTTTTCAAAAATATATTTTAGATATTTATATGTTTCTTGATTGAAAACATATTCTTTTCTAGCTGATTGTAAATCTATTTTCTTTGTTACTTCAGTTTTATAAATTTGTATAATTAAGTTATTAACAAAATCTTCACAAACAAACCGGCTATAATTTTTAATATAATCAATAACTTTAAATTCGTGTCCAGGTGGTATTATATAATAAGCATCCTTAATTTCTTTAATATTTAGTACTTTATCGCCAATATTTATTACTTGTGAGGAAATAGGTATAATCATTTTTTTATCCTTTATTATTCTTATTAAATTTTAAAATTAAGTTTACAATTTTTATATATATTCTTATGAAAAATTACAATGATTTTATATATGAAAATAAAATTGCATATCAAAATAGATTATGCTCAGACCTTTGGGAAGGTAAAATTTTAAATAAAAGAATAGAAGATAAATTACTCAGAATTGCTAGAGATTTCTTTGATGAATTAAAATTTGATACAGAGATATTAGATATAGAACTTGTAGGAAGTTTAGCAAACTTTAATTTTAATGCTGATAGTGACATAGATATACATATTAAACTAGATTTTGCTGACATAAATGAAGATATTTTTCTTGTAAAGAAAGCTGTTGATGGTCAAAGATTTATGTGGAATTTAAGGCACAATATAATTATAAAAGATCATGATGTTGAAATTTATGTACAAGATAAAAATGAAGAACATATAACTGCAGGATCATATTCTTTATTAAATCATAAATGGATTAAATTTCCAATACATAATACACCAGATGTAGATACTGCAGATATAGAGCCAAAATATGACGCAAGAGTTTATGATATTGAAGAATTAGAAAAATTATCAGAAACAGATTTAGATCCAAATGATGCTGAAATGTATTATAATAAGGCAAAAGACTTAAAATCAAAAATAATGAAAGCTAGAAAAGATGGATTATCAGCATCTGGAGAATTTTCAATAGAAAATTTAGTGTTTAAAAAATTAAGAAAAGAAGGAAAATTTGAAAAACTCATAAATGCGGTAACAACGTTATATGATAAAATATACTCACAATAAAATGAAATATTTAAAACAATTTGAAATATTACAAGGATCATCTATAACTAAATCTCTAAAGCAAGATATACTTATAACACAAAACGGATGGAATGAACTAATGTCTTCTATCACTTTTGGTGATAAAAAATTATTTTATAAATTAATTAAAGATAACAGTATAAATTTAGAAGAAACAGATTATGATGGAAACACTGCATTAATATTAGCAGCAAAAAATCACAAATTAGATTTTATTAAAGAGTTATTAAAAAATGGTGCAAATATGCTTCATAAAAACTATATAGGTGAAGATTTTTATGATGCATCTGTAAATACATATATAAATAATGTTAAAAATTGGATAGAAAAAAAATATCCAGGATTTATCATAGCAAAAAAATATAATCTATGAAACATTTAAAAACATTCGAATCAATAAATCAAAATATACAATTAGATTTAGAAAAGTCCATACATCAAAATAAAATTGACAGGGCTAAAAAAGCACTCAAAGATGGTGCAGATCCAAACATTAAAGATAAATTTAATAATTATTTATTATCAATTGCTGTATCTAATTGTAATACAGACATGGTAAAAGAATTAATTAAATATGGTGCAAAATTAAATATTAAAGATAAATTTGGACATACTCCATTAATTAGTGCTGCAAGAGATAGGTTTATAAAACATACTGTTAGAACAGGTTGGGAAAAAGATATTTATATAGAAAATACATTAGAAGAATTAATTATGGCTGGAGCAGATTGGAATATTAAAAATAATGATGATGAAGATTTTATTGATTCTTTAACAGGGTATTATATAACACCAATAAAGGACAAATATCCAGAACAATTTGAAAAATATCTAAGAAAAAAACAAATAGATAAATATAATTTATAAAAAAAACTCACTTTTATGTGAGTTTTTTTATTTATATCCTTTGGTATATTAAAAAAATTCCTTATCTTTGTACTGTTGAAACGATAGAAATATAACACTTAAAAATACTCATTATGAACTCAAATCTTCCAGTAGTCAATGTTACAATTAGGGTTAATAGATCTAAAATGCTTCCAGATAACAAACTTTGGAAAAACAGGTTTGAAATTCACTCCGCTTCTTCAGATCGTATTTATATTGTTTCTCAAAACATTGATAAAGGTCATATGGGATGTTCTTGTCCAGGATGGAAAAGATACAGAACTTGCAAACACCTTTCAGCTCTTGGTCTTCCAGGTCACGAACAACCAGTAATCCTTAATATTAAATAGAATGAATAAAATTCTATATCAATGGTTGAAATATGAATGGGCAGAAAGCAATCATATTAAATACCAAAAATATTTTGAAGTTTGGATCAAAAATTTGACAGATGATCAAATTTTAGGTTTTGATAAAATGAGAACATCTGATAATATACAGCATTAAAAAAATAATGGAAAATTTTGACTAATTTTTTGGTTAATTTAAATATTATAACTATCTTTGTGTTATCAAAACAATAAAACATTATCAAATGGTAGTCAAAGCAAAAGCAAAAAAAGGATTTATGGATGGGTATAAAACATACAATCCAGAAGTTGAAGGTTATGGCAATGAGGATCAATGGAATGCAGCATTCAAACATAGAATGGGTTGGGATGAAGCTAAAACTATTTTAAATAATGATGATGCATATTCAATATTAGGAATTGTTTTTGGTTCTACATTTGCAGAAATCAAATCAGCATTCAGAAAAATGGCTATGAAGTATCATCCAGATCGTAATCCTGGTGTTGACACCACAGAAAAAATGCAAAAAATTATTGCAGCATACACACTATTAACATCTAAAAAATGAAAAAGACTGCTGAGGAAATCATAAAAGAGAATATTCCAAACGGAATAGTGAATATGAAAGCTGTTGGAAATGGAAAACCTCAATATCAGGCAGAGATTGCAATAATAAGTAAATGTATGCACCAATTTGCTTTACAAGAATCAGAAATTGTAGTTCAAAAATATAATTTAAATAAAATGGAGCCAGGAATCAGAATAGTTTTAGAAAATCAAATTTGGTTAATGAAAGCAATAATCAAAAATATTAAAGATGATCTTCTAATTAAGCAATTAGAAATACAAATTGAATGTACGAAAAAAGTAATAGAAATATATAATAAATAAAATGACAAAAAAAATGGTGGTTTGACTTTTTACGGCTCACCACGTAAACAAATTAGAGTATTAGTTGTCGCGTACACAAAAAAACAAGCAGTAGAATTACTTAATACTATTGATAATATTAGTTATTCTAGTTTTAATGATTATTTTTGTGAAACTGGCAATTCAACTGAATTATCTGTAGCAACAGAAATTGGAATGTATATCAAGGAAAATGAAACATATAAAAAAATATAAATTATGAATTTATTATCTTATTACCCAATTTTTTTACCACTTTTTTTTATAATTACATATTTAATTGTAATAAATCATTTTAATAAAAAATTAATAAAGCCAAACACAAAATTGACATATATTAGTGAAGATTTAGTTAAAATAACACTATATAGAAAAAATGCATTCTCTCTTGGAAATCATTCTTATAATTTATTTTGGAAAAGAATGATAGATAATAATACAGGACAATATTTATTTTTTAATAATAATTGTAAATATATTATTAATTGTGAAGCACAAGAAGAACTTGAAAAACACATTATTGATAATAAATTTATAATCTAAAAATAAAAGTCGAAAAAATATAAAAATATGAAAAATAAAAATTTAATAGAAGAAGATTTTGAGATTGAATCTCGTAAAATTGAATTTGGAGTAAAAGAAACATTCGATATCAACGATTTAACAGAATCTGAAAAAGAAAATATTTTTAAAAGTACTATGGGATTAAATGTAACCTTTACTCTTGAAGAGGCTCTTGAACTAACAAGATAAAAAAAAATTTTTTTCAATTTTTTTTTATTAAATTTTTTAATATATCTTTGTGATTATTCAAATTAAAAAACAAATATGAAAATTAAAATTAAAATAATATTAACAATTTTTATAATATTAGTTGCACTCGTAGCTATGAAGTATGTATTCATTGTAGCGTTATTAACACTTAAAATAGTAGGTGCTATCGTTTTAGCTTTTTTAAGTGGTTATTTATTTTGCTATTTTTCAAAATCTAAAAATTCACAAAAATGAGTTTCAAAAATTTCTTTATTACTAGTGATGAAACTGAACAACCTGTAGTAAAACCTGTAGTAAAAACTACAAAAGTTGAGTTTCCAAAAACTGCGGATGTTAAATTCCCTTCAACATCTTCAGATAAATATGCGCCAACTTTTCCTGAAAAGAAAACTACTTTTCCTGAAAATAAACCTACACCAACATTTCAAGAAAAAAATCCATTTATAGATAAAATTCTTGATGTGTATGACAAAGGATTCACAAAATTAAATCAACCAGGCTATGATTTTTTTGAATTCTTCAAAGCTGTAAATAAAGCAGGTATTGATAATCCACAGGTTTATCAAATGGCTCTTGATATGGGTCAAGCAATGGATAATAATGTATCTAAACAATCATTACTTAATCAAGCCGATTACTATATTACTGAACTTGAAAAAGTTCATACTGGATTTATGACAGATGGACAAGGTAAAATCAATGATTTGACAAATAAAAAAAATTCAGAGTCAAATAATTTGACATCTGAAATATCTTCTTTAAAACAGCAATTAGAATTTATTCAAAATCAAATTCAAAGTAAAGAAACCGCACTTAATGAAATAGGAAATAAATATCAACCAGATATTAACGAAATTTCTTTCAAATTAGCCGCCAATGATGCAGCTAAAGATACTTTTATCTCAAATATCAAAAAAGTAAAAAATAACATTACAAACAATCTTTAATAAAAACAATAAACAATAAAAAAACATGACAAATTTAGACAGTAAAACTAGAGATTTACCAATTTTCAAACATTTTAACGAAAGTGAAATTTCTTCAGGATTAGACTCATTCCGAAAGGGATTTATTAATGAAAAAGGAATGTTTAACTTTTTCAAACTTGCAATATTACTTGGCGGTATTTATGGAGGTTGGCTACTTTTAGGTGCGTTGCCAACAATACTTGCACCTCTATTTGCAGTTTTAGGACAATATTTACAAATTGCTGGAACAATTGTATTAATTATCGGTACTATTATAGCTGGTCCTGTTATTGTTAAAGGAATTAGAATGCTTACTAGAGCCATTCACAAAACTCTTATTAGTTATGATCCATTTGCTGAATTAGAAAAGCAAAAAGGATTAATGACTCAAAATCAGCAAAAATTCCGTGCATCAAAAGGACAAATTTTATCACTTAAAACTGATTGTGAAAATGAAGCAGCTAAAAATGAAACTGATGCTAAAAAAGCACAAGGTAGAATTTTACAACTAAGTGAAAAAGCTAAGGCAACTAAAACTGAAATGGATAATATGGTTGTTAAAGGTGGTATTGCAGCAAAAGGAGAAGATGAATATGTGGATTTAAATGCAGATTTATTTAAAATTGTATCTGAAAGTAGTCGTGTCTCTTCTCAATTAGCACAGGCACAAGATTTTATAGTTAAATATGGTGTAAGAGCAAATATTATGAAGAAATTCGCTCAAAAATTGACTATGGTTGAAACATCAATGGATATTAAAATATTAGATTTTGATGCAACAATTGATATGTTAAAAAACGATTACAAATTTGCACAAAAAGGTAAGTTTGCAACTGAAGCTGCAAAAACAGCAATGTTGTTCACCAAAGGATGGGAATTAGAATACGCATTGGATGTTGTAACAAATACAATTGCTTCTGATATTTCAATAACAGCTGGCAACTTAAAAGATATTGATTCTTTAACTAAGAATTATGCAGTTGATTCTGATGAACTATACGCAAATTTGGACACTTTAGCAAACAAAATCAGAATTGGAACTGATGTAATACCTGAAGCAAAAAAATATAGTAACCCTGAATATAAACTTACTCAGGAAGATAAAGTAAAATCAAATGGATTTGACAATATTTTTTAAGAAATAGTTTTTTATTGAAGAAATATGTTTATCTTTGTCGTAAATATATTTCTTCATAGAAAACAAAAAAAAACAATTATTATTAACAACAACAAAAATTAAAAAAAATGGGAAAAATTTTTAGAACATCTGGCCCTGGTAGTTTGACAACTGCATTTGAGGCAATTATTGTATTAACACTTTTAGTTGTATTATCAATTGGAATTTATTGGTTCGCACCAGGATTGAGAGTTGATTCATCTAAAAAAATGTCGGGATTAACTCTATCTAAAGATAGACTTGATAATGTAACAAAAGGAACTATGATTCCTCTTCCTTCAAAGGAAAGCGCAAAATTTACCGTAGTTAATGGTAAAAAGGTACCTTCAGCCTATAATGAAGACTTGTCAACAAAGGTTTCATCACTTCCTTTGAATCGTATTGCAGAATATGCATGGAACGGTAATGTTGGGATGTTATCAGCACTTGGTGGTCCAAGAACCACAAAAGGCTCATTAATGGAAGCATCAGGTATTAATCTTGAAGTTGTTAGACTTGATGGAGTAACGGATTTACGTAATATGTTAGTTAAATTCGTAGATGAATTTGCGTCTGGTAAAGAATATCCAGAGTCCGATAAATCGGCATTTGGGGTATCTATAATGGGTGACGGTTATCCATTCTTTGTTGCAACTACACAGCAAATTTTGGATGATAAATTTGGTAAAGGTAAATATCACGTAGTCGCAGTTGGTGCTATCGGGATGTCAGATGGTGAGGATAAAGTAATTGGTCCAGCCGCTTGGCAAAAAAATCCTCAACTTATGAAAGGTGCATTACTCTCTTCTGTTGTAGGTGATGGTGACTGGGTTGTAGCTGTTAATTTTGCATTCGCAAATGGAATTTCTGTAAACCCAGACGTGAAAACATATGATAAAGATGCTCTTAATTTCGTCCCATCAGAAAATGATGATTATATAAACTCTGTAAAAGAACTTATTAAATCTCAATTGACTGGTTTCACAGTACCTTTAAAAGAAGTTATTAATGGTAAATTAACAGGAAAAATTATAAATAAGAAAATTGATGGAGCAACTACCTGGACACCTGGTGATAAGTTAGCTTTTGATGCACTTACAGGATTCATAGATGTTATATCAACAAAAGATTTCACAAATCAAATGGCAACTACATTAGTTGTTGTTAAAGAATGGGCACTTCAACACGAAAAAATTGTAACTACAATTCTTAAAAACTCGTATGTCGCTTGTAATCAAATTAAGCAATATGATGAATGGTCTATTTTTGCATCAAAAGCTGTATGTAAAACATACAATCTTGAAACTCCAAAATACTGGTATGAAATGTTTAAAGGATATAAAGAATCAAAAGCTTCTCCTATATTAGATAGTAATGGTAATCCTAAAATGGATAATAATAATAAACCTATTACTACTATGATAGAATATAATGTAGGAGGATCAAGAGTGTTAAATTACTCAGACGCTCTTCAATATTATGGAATTACTGATGGTACTAACCGTTACAAAGCTGTATATGATCAAATATCCAAATACTTAACTGTATTAAATCCTTGTGGTTTTAATGAATCTGTAAAAAGTGGAGTTATACCATATGAAGATGCTGTTAATTTATACTTCTTAAAATCTATCAACGATATTGATGCTGGTGTAACTAAAAAAGCTGACTATACACAAACTAAAAGTGAAGTATTAGCAACTGGCGAATGGCACATTAATTTCGCAACAAATAGCACAGCTATTAGAACTACAAAAGAATTAGAAACCATTTATGGCTTATTAATTCAAGCAGAAAATACTAAAGTTAAAATTATTGGATACACAGACAATGTTGGTAATCCAAAATCAAATGTAACTTTATCAAAAGGTAGAGCAAATTCTGTAAAAAGTTATCTTGTAAGTAAAGGTATACCAGAACAAAGATTTCAAGTTGTAGATGGTTATGGTGATAGTAATCCTATTGACTCTAACAATACAGAAGAAGGAAAAGCAAAAAATCGTAGATGTGAGATCACTCTATTAAAATAATCTAAAAATAAATTTCAATGTTAGAAATATTAAAACCCTTTGAAAAAATAAGCAAATCAACAGAAAGAACCATCCAATTTGGATGGTTCGCTGTTCTGATTCTTTTCTGGATTGGGTGCAGTTTAATTGCAGAAACTCATTTATTTCCAACTCCTATTCAAGTATTAAATGGATTTAGTGCCCTATGGTCTGAAGGATTAGTAGTACACATTGGTAGTTCATTAGCATTATGTGGGCAAGCCGTTATTTGGTCAGTTATTATATCATTAATACTTTGCTATCTATCACCTTTACCATTATTAAAACCTATTGCAAATACAATATCTAAATTTAGGTTTTTACCATTAGCAGGTATAGCATTTTATATAGGTGTTATCATTAATGATGCCAGAACAATACAAGTGTGGGTTTTAGTTGTTTTTATGAGCACATTTTTTATTACTTCAATTCTTGCGATGATTAGTGAAATACCAGAAGAAGAGTTTGATCATGCTAGAACATTAGGTTGTACAAGATGGGAAACATTATTGGAAGTTGTAATTAAAGGTAGATTAGACTATGTAATTGAAAGTATAAGACAAAATCTTGCAATTGTATGGATGATGCTAATATCAGTTGAAAGTATATTAGCCGCGGCTGGAGGTTTAGGATTTTTAATTAAAAATTCAGATAAAACAGGTAACCAAGGTAGGGTTATCGCATTACAAATAATTATATTGTTAATTGGTATAACATTAGACTTTCTTTTAACATATTTAAGGAAATTAATTTTTAGATTCTCAAAAATATAAAAAAATGAATTACGAATTAAAACAAACTATTTTATGCTTAGATGAAATATCTGCTGGGTATGATGATGGTACAAAAAATCCTAAACCAATCCTTAAAGGAATAAATATGATTGAAAAAGATGTTGTTCGTCCTGGGTTTATTACTGGTCAAACAATCGCAGTTGTTGGCAGATCCGGCAGAGGAAAATCAACATTATTCAAAGTATTAACTGGTTTGATGAAACCATTATCAGGTCGAGTACTTATTACTAACTCTAAAGAAGGTGAGCCAGAATCAGCAAAAGAAGTTGGTGAAGGTGATGTGGGCTTTGTTGATCAAAAATATACTTTATTTCGTCATAAAACAGTTAATCAAATATTAATGTATGCATTAAAAAATACAAAATTAACACCTGAAGAAAAAAACAAAAAAATTGAAGAACAACTTGATAAGTGGAGTATGACACAGCACAAAGATAAATATCCTTGTGAATTATCAGGAGGGCAACGTCAAAGAACTGCTGTTATTGAGCAATTACTTACATCAAAGCATTTTATGGTATTTGACGAACCATTTTCAGGATTAGATGTAGGAAATATTGAAAGTGTAAAAGATGCATTTAATATTATTTTATCAAGTGACGAGCTTAATACAATTATCTTCTCAACTCACGATATTAGGTTAGCGGTTGAATTAGCAGATGTTGTTTATGTTATTGGTTATCCAGAAGATTTACAGAAAGAAATAGAAACTAAAGTATCTGAATTAAATGACTTGATATTAAAAAATAACGATTTAATAAATGATCCTTCTACAAATAAAAAAACAAAAAAATCATTAAGAAGTACTAATGACTCTAATATTAATAAAATAACTGAAGAACGTTCTAAATTATACAGTACAATAGTTCATAAATACGATTTGAAAGAAATGGGTATTGCCTGGACAAAATTCGGAATGGAGCATATTGAATTAGTTGATAAAATAAAAACAGCAATGTTAAATTCTTAAAATATTAAATATTCCCAAATATTAAATTTTGACTGTTGTGAAAAAAGTGACTTTTTTGAGGTCACTTTTTTTTATTTTAAAATTTATATATATTTAACTATGAATTTTAATAATAAATTTAATTATCAAATATATGATATTGTGGATAATAGATGGATATTTGCCGATTTATCAAAAAAAAAATATCAGTTTTATTTTATTTATAAAACAAATAAAGAATCAAACTCTCAATTACCTAAATCTTGGAGAGCATTCCGATATATCATTCTTTTTTTATTTTTTATTACATTTTTTATTACAGATAATAATAATTTATATAATAAATATTATACAACACCACAAATTCCAATTATTACATTCAGGTCTTCAATTAATATATCATCAGATTCTTTAGATATTGCATTTGAAAAAATAAATAATAAAAAATATAATGATGCTATAAATATACTCAACAAACTAAAAAATAAAGATGATCAAGTAATTAAAACTAATTCATATTTTTATATGGGAATATCATATCAGGAAATGATGGATTATAAAATGGCAATTATTAACTATAAAGAAATACTAAACAATCCAGATAATATATATTTTATTGAAACACAATGGTATCTTGGCTTATGTTATCTTAACATTAACGACTACAAAAATGCCTTAAAACAATTTAAAAATGTAGCAAATTCTGAAAGTTGTTATAAATTATCAGCATTAGAGCTTATTAAAAAATTAAAATGATTTTTTTATTCAGATACTTTAGTTATATTTGTCTATATAAATATAACAAAATATGCTTATTAATTTTCTTTTATCATTAGCAATTGGATATGAATTGCAAAAATTAATTCAATTTAATTTTTTCTTTAGATTAAGATGTATAGTCTCTGATTATTATCCTAATATACAAACAAAAATAAAATCAGTAGTTTTCAAAGAACTACTTAAAATTTCTTTAATGGATCTTAGTTATTCTATTGTTCTATTATTATGTTTATTTACAATAAACTTATATTTTTCAGCTTCAATATACCTTTTATCTATAATTCAAAATTTAATATTTAAAACCATAAAAAATAAAACAATTAGAAAAATTGCATATAGTATTGATATTATACTATCAATTACATTACTATTATTATCAATCACAAATTCAATATTCTATCATTTAGATGGAATTCAATTTATTAAACAATTATTTTAATTATGGCAAAACAATTATTAATTTATAAAGAACCTATAAAAGTAATCTGTATTAATCCTAAAAATTCAAAAAAATTAATAAAAAACGCTATTTATTCAGCGACATCAATAGGAACACATTATAATAATATTTATCGATCTTCAGGGACAGATCGATTTATTCGTATTTCTATTGGATTATATTCAACAGAATGTTTTACTTTACTTAATGGCAACTCATTAGAAAATGAGCCAGATTTTATAGTTGAAGATAACCCAAATTTAGATTTTACTAAAAATTATATAGATCAATGTGTAAGATGCTGCTGGAGTACAAGTAAAATGCTAAAAAATGGTGAAATATATTATGTGGAAGATCAAAGAATAACTAATAGATTTGGATCATACGCACCATATCACCAAGTAAAAATTAGAGGATTAAAAAAATGGATATCAGCAAATAATTTTAAAGAAATACATATTTCTGAACAACGAAAAATTAAATTAAAAACTCTAAAAGGGGAAAAAATTAAAACCGGCGAAGAAACTAGAAAATTTTTACATTATTTAGAAAAAGAAAGAATGCAAATTCTTTTTCAACTTTTAAGCAGTTCATTAATTGATATTAATGGAGCCGAAACTTTAGAGCCAACAGATATATCTAAAATTATTTTAAATAAAGGTAAACAATATAATATTATTATAGAAGATATTATACCTTTCTTAAATAATCTTAAAACTTTATTAAAACCTTACAATTTTATTTGGTAATCAAAAAATTAATGAATATCTTTGTATTCTAAAATATAGAGATATGGAAAAAGAAAAAAATAAAGTTGCATTTGTAAGTGTATTATCTGCAATATTTTTAACTTGTTTTAAACTTGTTATTGGTTTAATTACAGGTAGTTTAGGGATATTATCAGAAGCACTCCACTCTGGATTGGATCTTGTTGCCGCTGTTATTACATTATTTGCAGTTAAAGTATCAAATAAACCATCAGATGAAGATCATCATTATGGACACGGTAAAATTGAAAATTTTTCAGCTTTAATTGAAACACTATTGTTGTTTATCACTTGTTTTTGGATCATATATGAAGCTGCACACCGAATTGCATCAGGTAAAGGATTAACATTAAGCACAACAGAAACTATATTTAGTTTTATTGTAGTTTCAACATCCATCTTAATTGATGCTTGGAGATCAAAAAAATTAATGATAATTGCAAAAAAATACAAAAGTCAGGCACTAGAAGCTGATGCACTTCATTTCTCAACTGATATTTGGAGTTCTTCTGTTGTACTCTTAGGCTTAATTTTTGTCAAAATATATGAATGGACACACCTACCAATCTTTTTTTATGCCGACTCAGTAGCAGCTCTTGTAGTAGCTATTATTGTCATACATATTTGCTGGTCACTTGGCAAAAAAGCAATTGATGCTCTTTTAGACAAAGCACCAATTAAAGAATCCGAAGATATTAAAGAAATTATTATAAATTTTCCAGATGTAATTAATTATCACGATTTAAGAGTTAGAAACTCTGGGCATTTACTCTTTGTTGAAGCAACAATTCACGTTGTTCCTACACTATGTTTAATCGAAGCACACAATATTTCAGATAATCTTGAAAAAAGAATTATTAAATATGATGAATATGCTATAGTGTCTATTCATGTTGAACCAGACAAACATAAAAAATAAAAATTATGACATTTTTAGAAAAATTTTCACTACTTGTACCTATACTAGGTTTATTAACAGGATCATATTTAATCTTTACAAAAAATTATGATTCACTTGACGCTTTCTCTTTTTCTATGTCATTATCTATTACACAAGGAATAGGAGTAGGAGTTATTGTTGGATATTTATTTTGTTAAATTTTGTTAAATTTTGTAAAAATTATGGAAATTATTGAATTAGCTAAAGAATGGTTATTAGCAAGAAGAAATGGTGATATTAATAAAATTGAAATTTTACCACAAGCAACCAGTAAAGGATTAGTTGTATGGTATTACTGGGAAGAAACAGGAATAGATTTGCCATATTTTTTAACTGTTCCTATGGTAGAAATCTTACTAAATGGTAAAAATCCAAAAAAAGTTAAAAATGAATATTTAAAAAATTAAAAAATGGAACTTAAAGAAATTTACACAAAAATCAATGATCTTTTAATAATTAAAGAAGAAAGAAAATTAACAAATGAAGAACAAAAAGAATTAAACAATTTGATTCGCTTAAGAAATAAGTTAGATCCAGATTCTTATGAATTAGTAAAGCTTTGTTTACTACAATAAAGCTTTACTTTTTAATATCTTTTCTACTTCTATCCAATCAACATAAGGACCATCAGTTAAAGAATAAAGTAAAGGGCAACCTAATGCAGCATCATCAATATAAAGGTCTGCCAAAACCTTCGGAGAAGTAGTCCAATGTAATTGTGATGAATTATTATTTATTCCATATAAAGGTATATTATTATCTTTAAACCAATTAACTGCATCTGTTAAATAATGTCTACCCTTAAAATCACTTCTCATTGTATATAAAATAAGTTGGTGACCATTTTCAACTAATTTTTTTAAAACAGAAATAGCTCCTATATCTCTACCTACTCTTGGATAGTCATGTGTTACACACGTACCATCAAAATCAATCGCGATTATTATCATTCTTTTTAACTCCATAACCTTTTATATAAAAAATAAAGATTGGAGTTTAAATTATTGTTGCTCAGGAAGGACTTGAACCTTCAGCCTGCTGCTTCAGAGGCAGATGCACAACATTATGCTACTGAGCAATATTTTTTGAAGCCCCACCACTACACTATGGGGCAATAAATTTAAAATAACTTGTTGTTATTTGTTGCCTTGCATGGATTCGAACCATGACTCCAACATTCAAAGTGTTGTATGCTAGCCATTACATAACAAGGCAATATTTAATATTTTTGTTACTCTGGTTGGACTTGAACCAACACCGAACACCTTCAAGGGGTGTCACACTACATTATGTTACAGAGCAATTTTTTAAAATAAAAAAACCCAAATCGTCTGACTTGAGTTAAGAAAAGAACATAGTTCACCCAATCAGACGGAATTCATCTGTTGTTGTTGCTGAACTGTGTTAAATAAGTTTTTCATATTTGTTATATATAAATGTTTTTTTATTAAGTTTTTTCTATTTTTGATATTTTTTTTAAAATCCAATCATTTCTCTAAGTTGTTTTGATAAAATAGGATAAACAACTGAGCCATTTATAATTCTACCATCGTTTCTAATTTCATAAAAATCGTCTTCATATTTTACCTTATACCCATTAAGGCTCTTATTTTTTATTTGAATTAAAACATCATTTAATTCTAAATGATTATTAATTACTCCTACAACTTGATTATCTTTATATAGATACGATTCTGGCTCAACTATTCTATTTATTGTTATCATTTTATTAATATTTTTAGTTTTATCGTTAGGACTCGAACCTAAATCTACGTGTTAATCACGTCAATTTCATATTTTTTGGCAATTACTCCGTATCTTTTGAAACCATAGGTCTGTATAAATTCATCATAGGTTAATTAATCCTAAACAAAAATTATTTTTCAGTTGCCTCCGATGCTATCCAATTGCACTACAATAAAATTTTTGGTAAGTTGCGAACTTTTCCTTTCTGATAGTCAATCTTTGTTAAAATTTTAATATTATTATTTTATTATTAAAATTTTAACATTTTGTCTTTTTTGGACAATGGCACTGCACCTTTTCCACGAATAAGCGTGAAAGATGGTATGTTATCTATCATTTGAACACGAAGCCACCGTGTTTTGAATCAGGACAAAGATACAACTATTTTTTAAATAAAAAAATTATTTAATATGAATACACTTTTAATTTAATAGAATTATCATATTTAAGTGTTGTTCTATATAATTTATATGTTACACCATTTATGCTTAAAATTTTAACAGGCTCCATGCCAATCACCGTACCATCAGACTCACATTTACTTATATCACTACGACTTTCAGTAGTAGACCTTTTCCATTCTTGATTAGGATTATCAATAACAATTGGTGATGCTGGTAAATCTAATACAGTTAAGAATTTATATGATTTATCAGATGTACTATCAAAAGTATAAATTCTACCTGTTGTATAACCAATATCACCAGATGCTGTTGAAAAGTTAGATAATATATAATCATCAGTCACTTCATTAAGATCAGATGAGCCATAATATATATCAACTGTTGTTGTTAAATTCTTTTTACAACTAAACAACATTAAAATTAATAAACAATAAATACTTATTTTCATATTTTTTTATTTTTATATTATTCACAAAGATACAAATATTTTTTTGAATAAACAAAATTAATATTCTCTTTTTTATATATAAGTTTATGAAATACACAAAAACATACGATAATTTTATAACAAATTTATTAAGAAAAAAATTACCTACTGAAGTTATTCAATTAGGTGAAGCATTAACTAAAATAGTTAAATATTATATAAATATTGAAGAAAAAGATTGGGTAGTTGAAATGAAAAAAATTGACACAAAAATTGTACTTTATATTGAGCCATATAGGAGGGCCGGAGAAGCCAAAATTATTGAATTATATAATATAAAAAAATTCAATATATGAAATATTTAAAATACTTTGAAACTGGTGAATGTAATAGAAATATAGATTGGGAATATGTTAAAAATAATCCAGATGATGATAGTGAAGAATATGCTTGGATAAAAATTTTCCAAGATCAATTTAATATACTAATTTCACTTTTAAATAATCCAAAAATATTTGAAATACTTGATATTAAATAATAGCAAAGTATTTTCAATATCTTCTATTGAAGCATTTGGAAAAACAAAAAAAGAAGTAGAAATAAAAATTATGGCTAATAAATATAACATATGAAATATATAAAAACATTTGAAGAAGTAGGTTCACCTGATCTAATTATAGCAGTTAAATCTGGAAATTGGAAAAATGTTAAAAAATTATTAGATATTAACTTAGACGTTAATTGTACAGATCGTATAGGATGGACCCCATTATTATGGGCAACATATTATGGAAATAGAAATATGATAAAATTATTAATTAACTCTGGCGCAGATATGAATCACAGAGCATGCGGCATTATAAAAGGAACAGGTTCATTTACTGCAAAAAAAATGGTAGATTTCTATGATTTAAGCGTAGATAAAGAATATAAAAAATTATCAAAATGGATTGAAAAAGAATATCCGGCATTTGTTTCAACAAAAAAATATAATCTTTAGCATTTAATCCATTTTCCAGTATATTCAAATTGAAAAGTTCCAACAAATTCTTTTTTCCATTCATCAGGACCAATAATAGAAATAATATATTTTTCATCATCTTTGTATAAATAATAACTATTTCCTATTACTGGCTGAAATCGTAACTCTATATTATAGATAATGTTATTCCAATAAACCTCATCTATTAACTTATCATATTGCTTTTTTATCTCATCATATCTCTGATCAAATTCATTTCTAACATTTCTAATATAAGGAACAATCCAACTCTTATTGTAAATTATATCACCATTAAATTGAACATCTGATTTATGTTTAGGTATAAGTGAGTATTCTTTCATAAATTTTTGCTATTTAACCATTCATCTTCTACAAAAGACCATTTCGAATGTGGGCATGATCCACCTGGATCTTTATATGTTATTGGTGTAAAAATTTTTTGTTTCAAGCTACATCCACAAACAGAGCATTTTGCAATATTAAAAAATGGTCCAATAGGAGTCAAAACCCTAAATTCACAAGCATCACATATTTCTATTCTCTTTATTGCTAAATCTGCTTGTTCTTGACTAGGATCAAAGCTAATCATCCAAGATTTGAAAATTTCTTCTACTTTATTCATTTACTTTTTTATTTTATATATTATTATATAAAAGTTCTAATAAAAAAATAATATATAATATATGAAGATAAAAAAATTTAATGAATTATTTGAAAATCCAATAAATGATAAAACTATTACTACAACATTTCAACGTACAACACCTGAAAGTTTAGAAACTGGTGATTATTCAGATCAAGGATGGGAAGATGACGATGGCGAATCAATGATACCAGATGAATACGATTTAGAAGATAATATAACAGCAGTTGATAAAGCAGTTGAATTTTTAAAATATAAAAAATATACAACAGAACCATCATCCAATAGATTTCATGTCGGCATTTCATACTCATCAACCGATGCAGATATAACTAATTATTCAACTGGAGAAGAAACATATTATACCTGTCGCCTAAATGGATTTACGCCAGAATAAGAATTTGAAATATTTAAGAAAATGACAAACTTTGAAGAAAAAGAATTAAAACGAAACATAAATAAATATAATTTATGAAATACATAAAAACATATGAAATTAAAATTCTTCAGACAAATACTTTGTTAGGTACTCAATCAGATAATTCTAATAAAGATGTAAAATATATTGTATGTAAAGATGTAAAATATATTGTATGGGATGCAAAATTTATATATGCTATATTAATAAAAATAACAAGTTCTACCGCTAAATTAATAACATTAAAAAGATTATATCTTTATGATTTTGAAAATAATGTACTAAAAGGATCAACTGATGATTTTTTTGAGGTTACAACAGATGAATTTAAAAATAATGTAATATTTCAATCAGATTCATTAGAAGAAGTAATTAAAAATCTTCCAGAATTAAAATATACAACTAAATATAATATATGAGGATTAAGGGACTAAAATATTTGATACAATATTATTATTCCTTTTTGATAATTCGTTAAAATCAATAACCTTACCAGAAATTAGTTCGGCAGTTAATTTTACAGACTTAGCATCTTTTAAAGATTTCCATTTAAGCCTATCTCCTTTTGAATAATTTTTAGAATTTATCATTTTTAAGTATGGTTTTCAAGTATGCCTAAAAGGAGTCGAACCTTCAATCTTCTATTTCGTAGACAGATATGTTTCCATTTACACTATAGGCACATATAATTTGTTGTACCCCAGGTGGGACTCGAACCCACATTCTCACTTTCCAATTATACGTCTCTCGTTTCGAAGACGAGGCTATTACTAGGGCATTAAACTATTCAATTTCTTTAACTTATCTCTTCTTGAATAAAAATTTTTATATTTCTTCATTCCTTCAATATCATTATCTAAACATTGATCTAATAAAGATTGAACTTCATCCATAACATATTCTTTTGTACAATTAGTTAAATTGTCATTCAAATGATTAGTGTCAAATCCAATCATCCAATATTTATTAAATTTTTCACAATTTTCTCGATTTACATCACCATCAATCTCTAACTCTAAACTTTCAGAATTATTCAAAAATTTAGTTGAAAAATAATTGCTATATGTTAATCCTCTATGAGCATAAACTCTTAAATCATCATAATTTTTTTCATAAAGTGGATGATTGTGCGGCAATAGAACATATCCATTTCCCCAGCCACCTTCAAAAATAGGTAATTTAATAAACTCTAATTCTAACTTAGCAAATCTTTTTCTCAAAAAATTCTCAAGACATAATGTATATATTCCAAAATTCATTCAATTAATTTTAGTAACGCCTATAGGAATCGAACCTATTTCTTTCCCGCTTATGATCCGGGACGAGATTGTATCTTTTTTGGACTACTTTCCATTTCTCCAAAGCGTAATATTTTTTACCACCTAATTATCTTAAAATTAGTACCTTTACTATTAACAAATCTACCTGGCTGACTTTCTATTTTTTCAATTATACTTTTTACCATAAATTGACTTAGCCCAGATATATCCCAGTAATAGTGAAAATCACCTTTTTTTGCACTTTTCTTAATCTCTTTATCTATTTCTTTAATTATTCTGTTTTCTTCATCAAGTCTAACTTGAGCTGCAGATTTAAAAACTTTTGTTTCCATCATTTTTATTTATTTTGTTGCGACAAGTGGATTTGAACCACTGACCTCCCGCTCATCTTACGGTTGCGCTAACCAGGCTACGCTATGTCGCAAATACACTACTTTTATTACGTATTATTATAGTGCAAAAAACACCTTCCAGTGTTTATATTTTCCATTGTTTCTTTCTATTGTGTTTCCAAGTTTTATACATTCTAACTTGATAACTCATTATTCTTTTTGTTGGGTTCTTAAATCCTCTTCTGTATCTAGGATAAAATGTTAAACCCTCATCCCAATATGGTTCACACATATCAGGATTTGTGACAATTTTGTACTCTTTTCTGCAAGTTGTCATTCTTGCAACTTTTGACTTCTTGAACGGTTTCATAATATTAAGGTTATTTTTTATTTAACCTAATATCCGTAAAATCTCCTCATATTTTTTTTATTTATTTAGAAAGTAATTATTAACCAATTAATTGTGGTTTACAATTTTTATAAAACACACTATTCATATCTTTATTGTAGTTGAAAGATAAAAAATTGTTTTCTTTACAATACTTATCTAATACTATCTTTTTATATTCTATTGTATCATAATAATATGACCATTTTCTAACAAGTTCTTTTGATGATAAGATTGTTTTACATTCAACAATATATACATCATTAATGGTAGTTATTTTAAAATCTGGATTATATTTTTTATTAATTCCATTATAATTAAAATCAATTAAAAAATCACATCTTTCAATATCTAAAACCTCAAACTTGTTTTCAAAATAATTCAAACAACTATACTCAACTTTAGAATCACATCGAATTTCTTTATCATTAAATTTATAAAAACATTTTATACTTGTTAATTGTGGTTTAAATGTACCGTTTTTAATTTTTTCAGATACATTTTTTGATAATTTTTCTTTTGTTCCTGCTGTTTTTGGACGCTTAGACGAACAACTAAGACCACAATATTTTTGTATATCTTTAGACCACCAATTCACAATATATTTCTTTTGACAGCGTTCACAAACTTTTTCAATTACTCTTGGATGTTCAGTCTTTTTTATTTTAATAGGAGTTTTAGCCCTATTTTTTGATGCACAACTTTTACTACAAAATTTTTGATGTCTTAAACTCCATTCTATTTCAAATTCTTTTTCGCAATATAAACATTTTTTTTGTACAATTTCTCCTTTTTTTAATGATTTTGAAATTTTATTTTTAGTTTCTTCCGTTAAACTTCTTTTTTTATTATTAAATGATGCTGAACAAGAACTTGAACAAAACTTATTATTTCTTTTTTCATAAGATAAAGCACATTGGCACTCTTTACATAATTTTGGATTATTATTATAATCTTCAATTCTTTCTTTTTTTAACTTGATTAAAACTTCTGTTGATTTAATATTTGCTTTTTTTGAATTTTCTAACAATTTACCAGATTTATAATAATCAGTATCTTTAATGCTTGGCATAAAATATATTCTTTTATCTTATATATAAATAAAATAAAGTCATATTTTTCTATTTTGAACTTTATTTTTCATATTTATAAAATTTGTAGGCTCTCCTGGGAACGATCCAGGATCACATCCTTATCAGAGATGCATACTCACCAATTATACGAAGAGCCCATATTTGGTTATAAAAGGATTACCTTTATTGTAAAAGGTTGGGTTCTCTCACTATTCGTCAATAGTTACCATCCAACTTTCGATATGTCATTTTACATCATTCTATATTCAAAACTTTTTTGGTCTTAAAAATATACAATAGCGTCTATTTCCGCCATATAACCAGTGCCTCAGAGAATCAGAAAACAATTTATTTATTTCCAGTTGGACTTGAACCAACACAATTCCGAAGAATCATTCTAACCATTGAACTACAGAAACGATTTTTATATCGCTGTAAGTTTTCTTTTTATTTCTCTATAATGAATCACTACTTCATTAAATTGTGGGGAAGGGACGATTCGAATGTCCGACACACGGTTCCAGGTTGCGTTTTTTTGTGCTGTTTATAATTTTTACAAATTACATTTTTTGCATCCGCTGCTCTACCAACTGAGCTACTTCCCCATTTTTTAAGAGTTTCTTTACCGTTATAGCTTTATCAGTAATTTGGTTACTCTTATTTATTACCAAGTGTAGGATGAGGTTGTGATCTTCCTTTTTTGGGACAAATCTGACATTCAACCTCTACTTACCGTTGTCAATTCAACTATGTCAAGAATACAGCTTCCCCCTGCGGTGATGGTAGGACTCGAACCTACAATGTGAATTAAGTTGCAGTTGCCGTTATTCCTAGTAATTGACTTTCACAATTATCAACCACCGTCATCCGAGTTTATCTACTGACTTTACGACTAACATCACCATTTTATATTTTTGTTATTCCATCATGTACTTCTAAATGACAATTAGTACACAACATAACACATTTATCTAACTCTTTTTTTATTTTTTCCCAACATCTATTTGTACCAGATATTTGAAAATCTTTTGTTTCAGGATCAATATGATGAAAAGATAAAGCTGTAAAACATTTATTATATCCACACAATTTACAACTACCACCCATATATTCAACAGCTTGTTTCTTTATATCTTTTCTTCTATCTTTCATAAAGGAAAGCATATAACCTCTATATTTATTTAATTCTTCAAAAGATTTATCTTTATATCTTTTAATTGTGGAAATTGATATTTTTAATTTTTCTGAAATTTCTTTTTGAGTTACACCATCGTTTATCATTTTTTTCATAATATCAAAATTATCTTCTGATATTTTTGATTTACCTGCTAATCCATTTTTACTACAATGATATTTTACTGTTGATAAACTACAATTTAATTTAACTACAATTTCAGTCATTTTAAAACCTTCATTTCTTAATGAAATAACTTTATTTTTTAAATTTTTATTTTCTGACATTTGTTTTTTATTCTATATATTAAAGTTCAAAGGTCCAATTTGAACTTTTTGAACTTTAATTTATAAAAAATGCGGTTCCGATAGGACTCGAACCTGCAATCTCAAAGTTAACAGCTTTTTGCTTCACCATTAAGCTACGAATCCATAAATAACAATTGAAATTTGCGCTCACGGTAGGATTCGAACCTACGGCGGAGAATACTCTCATCAGGTTAACAGCCTGAACTTTTCGACCAACTAAAGCAACATGAGCAATTTGTTGTGCCAGTGAGACTCGAACCCACATTTTCAACTCCGTTACAGTTCTCGATTTTATCAGAATCGGCTGTGTATGGCACAATATTAATTTTTGTACTGATGATAGGATTCGAACCTATGTTTTCAACTTCCCGCTACGTGTATAGAAGGTATAAGCTTCCAACGGTACACCAGTATAAGTAGTCTGTAAGGGACTTGAACCCCTAACCTCAAAGATATAAGCTTTGCCGTCTCACCAATTGACATAACAGACCATTTCTTGTTGTGGGTATAGTAGAACTCGAATCTACAACCTCCTGAATATCAGTCAGGTGCTCTAACCAGTTGAGCTATACACCCTGGTTCCTTTCTATGATTCCTGAACACCATTTATATGGATATCAGTTCTATGAAATTTTAAACAGTCTCCTTAGTACCGCAAGTGGGACTCGAACCCACGATGTTCTTACGAACAAAAGCTTATGAAACTTCTTCAATAGCCGCTCTGATCACTGCGGTAAATATTTTGTAGGCATACTCGGTCTTGAACCGAAATTGCATCCTTATCAGAGATGTATCCTTACCAATTTAGATGATACGCCTATTTATTTGAAACGCTGGTGGGACTCGAACCCACATTAGATTTCTCCTCAGTTTTGCAGACTGATGCCTAAACCAATTCAACCACAGCGTCATTTTTTGAGTTAGTGATGTGATTCGAACACATGCGTTTGTTTTTATCGGGTTTGCAAGCCGACCCCTTCAACCACTCGGGCACACTAACATTTTTGCAGTCTATACGGGAGTTGAACCCGCTCCGTGCGCCGTGACAGGGCGACATCTTAACCGTTTGACCTATAGACTAATTCTTTGTGGAATTAGAGGGATTCGAACCCCCAATGCCGAAGCCACAGATTTACAGTCTGCTAAGCAACCGATTGCTCAATAATTCCATGCAGTGCTGACGGGACTCGAACCCGCAACTTCCTGGTTGACAACCAGGTACTCTAACCAATTGAACTACAGCACTATTTCTTAAATATTTCAAATAACTTATGTTTTGTATCATTGTAGTCAGGTTTAACCTGACAATTAAACTATAAAAACATTGCGGTCCTGGTTGGATTTGAACCAACAACCACCCCATGACTTGGAGGTATTCATACATCTAAACTACAAAACCATTGAGGGAAGGGTGGGATTCGAACCCACGGTGGAACTTACGTTCACAAGATTAACAGTCTTGACTTGTCGACCAACTAAAGCAACCAACCCAATTTTTTTGCGGTCCCGAAGGGATTCGAACCCTCCTGATCCTTTCGGTTCCTGCGTGACAGGCAGGCGTCCACACCAAGCAGACCCCGAGACCATTATGAAAACAGAAAACATTTTGGTTTGAATGAAAGTCAAATTGTTTTTAATTTGCTGTAAGTTTTCTTCAATTTCATTTTTTTGTGCCGCTGGTAGGATTCGAACCTACTTACTGCTAGAGTCCAATACGAAAATTTGATAAGCAGATTGGTTTTACAGACCAGTTTCGTTACATCGGCATTTTTGTACTCGGTAGGGGATTCGAACCCCTGATCTCCAGGATGAAAACCTGACGTCCTGACCAACTAGACGAACCGAGCATCTGTAGTGATTATCATTTAATCACTTTATTTTTAAAGTATTGCGGACGGGGCTCGAACCCGCACACCCCATACGGAGTCCAGATTGAAAGTCTGGTCGCTTTGTCCTATTTTGCATACCGCAACATCTTCTATGGCTATCGTTTAGCCATCGTGTGCTTAAATGATTCACATCATATATCACATAAATACTTTTTTAATTCCAACATTTCAATGAACAAACAAAAAACCCAGTTCTTTGTTGAAGGACTGGGTTTTATGTTTTCTAAAAAAAACTAATTTACCAGTCCAAGAATACAATATTCTCATCATCATTAATATTTATATTAATGTTGCGATAACTTTCACATATGTTCATATTGTACTTCATAATTTTAATCTTTTTCTTTTAATTTTTTACTTAAAATAAATTAAGGTGGCGCAGCCTATTGGGACATTATCCTGTCATTCCATCAGGACCACTCAATTACGGTTAACTTAATAACTATTATCTTACGACATTTCGTAATCTTAATCTTAGAAGCGAGGCTGGGAACTGACCCCAGAAATCAAAGGTTATGAGCCTCGACGGACACCTATCACCTCGCATTTTTAAGAGAATAACTAGCATTCGCTGTCATTAATAGATTTATTTTAATTATCCAGTGCCTTACAGCACAATTAAAATCACTATTTTTTACTCTTTAGTAGCGAGAAGTGGATTCGAACCACCGTTCCTTTTCAGGTTAAAGGTTATGAGCCTCCGCTGGTGCCAACTCCAGTCGATCTCGCATATATTTAATTAGAAGCGGCGGTTGGACTTGAACCAACGACCTAAAGGTTATGAGCCTTTCGAGCTACCAACTGCTCCACGCCACAATGTATATTTTTATTTTTTACTTTTTTTTATATAATAATTTTTCCTTATTCTTTTTCCTGATTTTCTTTTTTCTTCTACAATTTCTTCTTTTTCTAACTTTTTTTCTAATCTTTCCATTAACTCCTTAACTTTTGTTTCCATTCCTTTTTCTGTTTTCGGAATATCTTTTTCGTCAAATTGTAAATTGTTTGCAAGTCTTATAAATTTTTCTGTTAATTCAGATTTTCTTTTTAACTCTTCGTAATCTTTTTGTATTTTTTCTTCGTTTGCCATAAAATAAAAAAACTCAGTCTTTTTTGTTGACTGAGTTTTTTATATGGCGATTATGCCAGAATATTATTCAGTCAATTTATGATTATCATCATTAATCTCGTTACACATCTCTATATATAAATTACGAATCATTTTGTTTTGTTTTTGAAAAATTATTTTTATTTACTTTTTAGTTTACTTTATTTTAAAAGTTTAATTTTTATTATATATAATCAAAAAAATATCGTTTTTTTCTATTTCTTAATTACAGTACAAAGATATTGCTTATTTCCGAATAAAAAAACTTTTTTTGAATTATTTTTGAATTATTTTTTAATTTATTAAATATCATCACCTTCTTCTTGTTCTGTATATAATCTTAAAAAATCTTCTGGACATTCATTAGACTTTCCAATAATTGAATATTGCCAATATCCTTTATTTGGATGATTATCATACTCATACCAAAATGGATCACTATCAATAATCATATTATTATCAAGAACCTGCAATGTTTGGTATTTACCAACCGGATAAACATAAACACATCTGTCTCCTTTTTTAAATTGGTCTAAATTTTTGTATTTTCATTTCGTATATTTTATAATACAAAGATACAATTTATTTTTCAATTTATTTTATTTTTATCATCTAAATCAAAAATTTTTATTAATATTATCCAAACGACAAATATTGAAATAATTAAAATAATACTACTATAGTTAATGTTTACTAATTCTAACATGTTTTAATTTTTTAAATAAATCACCATGTTCAAGTGAAGATCCATAACTACCATCATTATCTGAATATTCGAAAATATATAAAACACCTGCTTCGACTTTTTCGTTATTTATTTTTTGTAACTTAAGTTTTCTGATATTAAAAAATTCTTTCAATTTCTTTTTACCATATACCTCTTGCGCGGTATCGTATGCCTTCCATCTTTCATTATAATCTTTAATATGTTCAAAATCATTATAATTTGGTGCATCCTCACAATCAAATCCGCCATAACTAAATTCTTCTTTTACTATATCAAAATCATTAACGTTCTGATTGCAAATATCATTCCAAACAGTTTCAGCTACTTGATCTACTGAATATTCACCATATTCACCATATAATGTTTCATTTTCATTAAAAAGTATATTTTTAACATCTTCAGCACTTTTTGGTTCTCTTGGAAATATAACGACAAAACTACTTGAAGATGAATTGCTTACAAAACCTAATCTTAATTTCATTTTTTATTCTTATTTTATTAATTGCAAAGATAAAATTATTTTTTAATTAAAAAATTTTTGTTTAACACAATCCTGTAAATAAAACTAAATTCTTTTAGTTACTTATAAGTCTTTCTAGCAAATGTGCTAAAATCGGCCGCGCATCTTTCAATTCAGGAGAAGAAAAGTCGAGCGAGGGTGTCAATACACTCATTTTATCAGCTTCGTTCAATTGTG